CACCGGCGCCGGCCGTACCACCGGCCGAGCCAGACGGGCGGCGCCTTCAGCTCTCGGCATTCTCCGGCGCCTCGGCATCAATATCCGCATCTGTCAGCGGCGGCCGCCGGCCGGCGATTGCCGCCTCCATCAAATCCGCCACCCGCTCCTCGAGCTCGGGCGGCACCCGGGCCAGGGTGAAGCCCACCGGCCCCACGGACTCCTCGTAGCGGTTGATCAGTCGTCGGGTGATCACAGCAGCGTCTCCTGTACGAACCGGGTGAACGCCGGGGCCAGGAGCTCCAGCAGCTCCTCCTCCAGCCCGCCGCGGCCATAGGCCATCAGGTCGAAGATGTTGGCGAAGGCTTCCGCCGCCTGGCGGTGGCGCCACGCCTTGTAGTATCTGAGCGAGTGGCCGCGCCCGCTCTTGTTCAGCGTGATGGACCCCACCAGGTCCATGATATTCAAGTAGGACTCGTGCCCGTTCGGGAAGTTGTCCGCGATGAATCCAATATCATCGTACTCCGAAGCGGCCCAGTAGTCGGATCCTACGGATTTCTTCCATGCCGGCGTGCCACGGGCCCATACCTGGCCCCAGATGTCCGCCCTCTCCTGGAACAGGCGATCCAGCCGCGCCACCAGCCGGTCCCGCAGGGCCGATGAGCCGTCCGCCTCCGGGTGCAGCCGCCGGAGCTCATCCAGCAGCGGGTGCGATTTCTCCGCAAAGGCCAGGTAGCGGGCCTGCTGGTAGGCCGATTCGCTGAACCGGCGGCCACGGAAGCGGTCGGCCAGCGCCTCGCTGGAGCCCACCATGCGCTTGTAGGCCTCCCGCCGGCGGGTGCGCCACAGCTTGTCATCCGTTTTCACCGCCTCCCGGCCGGCCGGGCTGTCCGAGGCGTAGCGGGCCCCGGGCCCGCGGTGCTGGTGGTCGATATAGTGCCCGTACTCGTGCCGCCAGGAGCGCCGCCCGTCCGGTGTGCCCGGGTCGAGTCGCCGGCCCATCATCACTCCGCCCTGGAGGTGATAGGCTCCGTGTTCGCTGTCCGGCGCGATGTAGCGCGGCGGCGGGAACCGGTCGATGATGTCGCGGATCTCCTGCGGCGCCCCGTCCCAGGCGGGAGCCCAGTGCTGCGCCCGGGCGGCGTCATCCGTCAGCGCCGGTGGCGGGGTCTTCGGCAGCGCCCACTTCGAGGGCTCGATGCCGCGGCGCTCATACTTCACCTTCAACACCTTCCAGGGCGTCGCGATCTCGTTCTCGCGCAGGTAACCCAGCTCCAGCGCCTTCTGCTTGTGCCAACCGCCAAGCACCGCCGCCTGGCGCGCCGGAGTCTGCCGTGCCAGCCACTCCAGGCGATCCTCCGCTCCGGCCCGGTCGGCCTCGCTCACTTCGTCCTCGAACACGATCTCCACGAAGGACAGCGTGTTGGGGTGCGCCGGCCAAGGGCACCGCTCGCGGGATGGATAGACGCCCGGCCCCAGGCCGTGGAGGTTGGCGCTGGCATGCAGATCGCAGATGTCGTGCTCCGGGTGCCGCGGAGAGAGCAGAAACCGCCACCCGGCGAACCCCTCGGTGCCCTCGCCGCCGGCCATGTAGGCCTCCCCGTGGGCCCGGTTGATCTCGGTGCGCATGAGCCGCCGCGCCTGGTCGTATGGGTTGCCCTGGGTCGCCATCAGCGCCTGGCCGGCCCCGTTCGCGACGCTATCCGCACGGGCGGCGTCCATTTGTGACTGGGTGTCCTTCGGTATCACCTCGCCGCGCAGCAGGAGCTCCCGTGCCGCTCTGCTGGCGGAATGCCCCTGCAGCACAGCCTGTTCGATTGAGCCGCGCAGCACCTCGGTGGTGCGCTGGTTGATGCGCCAGATCCGGTCCGATAGCTGCAGGCCGTCCTCGGCCACGAACCGCTGGACGAACCACACCGCGTCGTCAGCCACCCGGGTCAGATCCTGGCTGATGCGCAGGGCATCCCCGGCCCAGGGCTGCACCCCGAGGTCGGCCGCCTGGACCAGCCCCTTGGCCAGCACCTCGTCGCGGGCGGTGGCCAGCTGCGACAGCCGGCTGTCCACCTGCCCCATCAACTCCTGCAGCACCTCCAGCTGCAGCATACCCGCCCCGTCGGCATATCCGCGGATCTCCCGCTCGATGTCCCGCCGTGCCGTCGAGTAGATGCGCTCCAGGTCTGCGAGCTGGTCCCGGTCGAGGGACTGCATCGCCCGCCGCGCCTTGAGCGAGGCCCGGCGGATGCCGGACTTGCGCGCCGTGCGGGTGTTGGTGGCCATCAGAACAGGCGCTCCTGCTCCGGCTTCGGCCCGTTGCGCGCCTCGTCCTGCTCGCGCCGCCGCGCCACCCGCTCCTCGTGCTCGTGGATGTAGTCGGCCCGCTGCGGCGGCGTGTCCGGGATCGCGTACTCCGCCACGGCCAGCTGCCGGCGGTACCGGTAGACGCAGGCGTCCAGCCCCCACTTCTGAGCCGGGGTCAGCACCGTGTCCGGCTCGTGCTCAGCCAGCCAGGCCAGGGCGCGCACGAACCGGATTGCCCAGGCGGAATAGCCCAGGTTGCACCGGGACAGGTCCAGGGCCTTGGCGCGCTCGGTCCGGGTCATGAGCGGGTCGTGATACTGGTGGCGCTCTCTCCCTTCGGCGCGTTGCCCGGGGTGACGCTCACCCGGGGTCGGTTGGGCGGGTCCTGGTAGGCCCCCGGGTCCGGGTAGGGGTCGGTATTCTTCGCCTCTTCCTTCAGCCGCTCGCGGATCACCGACGGATCGAGGCCGGCTGCGTCCCATGCCGTCCCGCGGTCAACACCGATGGCCTGGTACTTCAGGGCGAGGTCGGCGCGCTGGTTCGGCGTATCGGTGCGCCGCTCGGCGAACACCACCTCGAAGTCATAGGCATCCGGGTTGATTCCGGCCAGGAGCAGGTCGAGCCTGAACCCGAGCTCATAGGCGAACGCCTGGGTGTCCTGCAGGGCGTCGATCTCGTCGAAGTAGTCCCGCTTCAGGTCCTCGAGGACATCCCGGTTCAGTTCGTCGGCGTAGCCGAAAAGCCCCTTCGGCGCCGGGGCCCCGGAGAAGAAGGTGTCCAGCAGGTGTACCACATCGGCGATCTGGTCCAGGTTCGCGTCCCCCTGGACCGCCGTCACCGCGCCCTTCCGGTTCAGGTAGTAGTTCGTGGTGATGGTGGTCTGGTCTTCCTCGACCTTCGCCTGGTAGGTCTCCAGGTCCTCCGGGGTCGCCCCCTCCAGCACATGGGCCGTGCGCATCGGCGCCCGCTCCCGCCGTCGGATGACCATGTCCTCCTCGGTCATGGTCAGCTTCCGCCATGGTGTGCGGCTGGCGTCGAGGTAGGGCCGCCCGAGGGCGCCCTGGTCGTCGTAGTTGTCCGGGGTCAGCCGCACCAGGGTGAGCTGCCACAGGGCGAAGCTGGCCAGCTTCATCCCGGTGGTGAGGTCGTACTGCTCGTAGGCCGCGGCAGGGTCCTTCAGACGCCCGTTGCCGTCCACCACGGGCAGCAGCGTCTCCGATGGCATCCGGTAGCCGCCGGCCACCCGCCCGTCGGCGCCGATCACCCATTGCAGCGGCAGGTTCCCCTCCATCGCCAGGCCCCGGGCGTCGCTCTCCAGCTTCTCCTGCCGGTGCAGCATCAGCCGCCGCTCGAACGCCATCCAGGCCCGGGAGATGCGCGCGCTCTCCGCTCCAGCGCCCCAGCGCAGCCGCAGGCCCCCCTTCACTGAGGTGCGCGCCATGCGGGTATGAATCTTCTTCACCCGCGGGTCGAGCCGGTCCATCTCCCGGATGTCGAGGATGGCCGCCCGCAGGTCCGGGTCCACCCACATCTGCCGGTAGAGGTACTTCAGCGAGTTCTCCGGTGTCGCCCGCCGGCCGCGCTCGCTGGTGGGCCCGGATCCGCCGCCGGACTGCCGCTGCGCTGCCTCCAGCGCCGAGCGCGGGAGCGTGCCGACCCCCAGCTGCAGGTAACGCTGCTGGATGGTGTAGATGTCTGCCATTGCCGTCTCCTTCAGGCCGCGCCCAGCAGCTGCTGCCGTGTCCGCTGCCCAAGCAGTACAGAGGTATTGACCGCCACCGCCCCGCGGGTCACCAGCCCCCACACGGCGGCCATGGCCGCGTCGAACAGGTCATCCCCGATCTCCTTCCGCGCCCGCTGGTAGCTGGCATAGGTCGCCTTCGTGGGCACCGCGCGGATGTTCGGCAGCTGCCGCACCATCTCGCGCAAGTCGGCGGTGTCCGGGTCGGAGGGGTCCAGGTCGTCGAAATAGGGGATCGCGGCGTGGTTGTGGTGGAACACCGAGCGCAGCGCTTGGGCCATGGAGTGCTTCGTCATCCCCTCGAAGCGGATGGGCGCGAACGGCCACTCCGGCCAGGTGCTGGCGGTGCTCTCCCCGTCCCCGATGGTCCGCCGGTCGATGGGGGTCAGCCCCTCCTGGAAGAGCTCGTCGCAGAGCTGGGTCAGCATGCCCACCCCGTAGGCGTCCCCCAGGGCTGTGTCCGGCATCCAATAGCGCCAGAATCCCTTCAGGTCGCGCTTCACCACCTGGTCATCCTCGCCCGGGCTCCAGGTCTTCGCGAAAGGAAAGGTGATGAAGTTGCCGATCTGCTCCACCA